CAAGTTAGACAAGCCAGAGGCCAAGGCACTGCTGGCCAAGGCAGAGCGCGTTGTGTTTGCCGCCACGCCACCATCCAAGCTGCACGAAGATCCAAGCAACTGGCAGTGCAAGTTCTGTAGCTACTGGTCAGTTTGTCATGGGTGCAAGATACCAGAGGTTTCGTGCCGAACTTGCAGCCATGTGACGCCAGAGCAAGATGGGACGTGGAGCTGCGCCAAGGGCAAGCCTGTGGTGACGTGCGATGAACATTTGTACATCCCCCAAATTATGCCGAAAGATTTTGTTGTAATCGATGCTGGTGATGATTTCGTTGAATACGAGGATCAGGATACTGGCGAGGTCATTAAGAACAAAAACAACAGCCAAGCTATTTTTGATGGGAGGATGCAACATGGATGAAGGTAAAAGTATTCGTGAATTAATGAATCGTTTTATTGACGATTTGCCAAACAAAATTACTGATGATGACGTTAGTTTAATAATTTTAACTTTATTAATGACGTATGAAAAACATAACTCATGGCTTGAAATGCAAGATAATGTTACTCTTAACATGGTATCTTTTTTAGAACAGCCACACGAAAAAGCCGTCCAAGATGCCAACAATTTTCTGGAGGGAATTGTGAATGGCGCAGGATGAAGAAAAGATCTTGAGCATCAGGTTGACGCGATCAGAAGTTTCAGAAGCAAAGCAGGCGTCTGCGCTGCGCTGGCAACTGGCACGGGCTAGTGGAGTTGCTAACCAGCGCAGAGACAATAGGTCAGACGGCGACATCGACCTTCTAGGCGTCAAGGCTGAGATAGCTGTGGCGAAGGCATTGCAGCTTCCATACAGGGCGTCCGCGCTTGGTATAGATAGTGGGGCAGACATCTGGGCAGATGACGTTGGAATTGATGTGAAGTCTACATTTTATCAGACAGGCAAACTTCTGTTTAAGTCTCTGGAGGCGTTCGTCGCTGAGTATGCCATATTGGTTACGGCATCAGACGAAGAGGATGTGATGCGCGTTATTGGCGGCATGGGCAGGGATAGATTTAAGACTGATGCAGTAGAAGTAGATTTAGGCAGAGGGCCGTGCTGGGTTGCGGCTCAAGATATATTGACGCCGATTGAGGATGTCTGGCTTGGGTTTACGCAATGGAGGATGCGCTGATGGCGTTTGAATTAAGAGACTACCAGAAGGAAGCCATTGACGGCCTGTACAATTACTGGGCTGGGAAAGCTGGAGATAACCCACTGATTGTTGCGCCGACTGGATCTGGCAAGACGGCGATCATCGCGCAGTTGATTAAGGATGCTATGGGCTTCCAAGGCACACGGGTGATGGTTGTGACGCACGTCAAAGAGCTGCTGGAGCAAGGGGCTGATGGGCTGCTTAAACTGTACCCAGAGGCTGATTTTGGGATGTACAGCGCAGGTCTGAAGCAGAAGGTGTTGGACAAGCCAATCACGTTTGCAGGCATCCAATCGGTCTGGGAGAGGGCGTATGACATTGTGCCAGCACCTGATCTGGTTTTGATCGATGAGGCGCACCTCCTACCCAAAAATACTGAGACTAGGTACAATCGGTTTATCGCTGATCTGAAGACCTGCAATCCAGACGTTAAGGTGGTTGGCTTGACGGCCACGCCGTATAGGCTGGACAGCGGCTACCTGCACAAGGGCAAGGGCGCGATCTTTGATGGGATAGCTCACGACATCCCAGTGGCCATGCTGATGGAGCAAGGCTACCTTTCGCCAGTCATATCAAAGGGCGGCATGAAACAGATCGACCTGACAGGTGTTGGCAAGCGTGGCGGTGAGTTTATCGAATCAGAGCTGGCAACGGCTGCGTCTGATCCAGAGCTGGTTAAGTCTACTGTCGAGGAGATTGTGCGGCTAGGGGCTGACAGGAAGAGCTGGCTGGTGTTTAGCAGCGGAGTAAGCCACGCATACATGCTCAAGGATGAGTTTGAGGCGCACGACATCGATGTGGGCGTGGTGACAGGCTCAGACAGCAGCGCAGTGCGCGAGAAGGCCATTGCAGACTTTAAGAGCGGGGAGCTGCGCTGCCTGATTAATGTGAACGTGCTGACCACGGGGTTCGATCACCCAGAAGTAGATCTGGTTTCTTTGGTTAGAGCTACAGCATCGACAGGTCTTTACGTCCAGATGGTTGGCCGTGGGACTCGGATTGCTGACGGCAAGGAAAACTGCCTGATTTTGGATTACGGCCAGAATGTTGAGCGACACGGGTTCATTGATCAGGTAAAGCCAAAGGATAAAATGTCGAGCGGCGATGGCGAAGCTCCTGTCAAGCAGTGCGAGAAATGCCAGACAATGGTTCACGCAGCCTGTCAGATCTGCCCTGAGTGTGGGTTCGAGTTTCCTGCGCCGACACTTAACCACAGCGCAAGTTCTTATCGTGGGGCCATGCTATCGTCTCAGGTGGTGGCTGAGTGGTATGACGTGGATAGCGTGGCGTATGCGAGACACAAAAAGGAGGGCAAGCCTGATTCAATCAAGGTGACGTACTACGCTGGCCTGATGAGCGTGAGCGAGTGGCTATGCCCAGATCACGGTGGATATGCGGCCAGTCGATACGCAGCGCGTAAGGTGTCACTCAGCTCTGGTGCGAATACAACGGATGAGGCTCTGAATGAGTGCCACTTCTGGACGCAGCCCAGCAAGATCAAGGTCAAGCCATCCAGCCATGACCCACGATACCAAGAGATTGTGCAGTTTGATTATACTCAAGTGGAGAGAAAACATGAGACGCAGGAAAGTCCATACGCTGATTTCAGTCTCGAAGACATCCCCTTCTGAGCATTCAGAACAGGTCGGGTTTATCAATTGGTTTCGGGTTAAGTATCCACAGGTTCTGATCTTTGCCATTCCCAATGGGGAAAAGCGCGCAATCACTGTCGCCAAGCGCCTAAAGGCAGAAGGCGTGGTTCGAGGCATACCTGACTTATATATTCCTGCGTGGAATTTATGGGTGGAAATGAAACGGATTTCGGGTGGGCGACTTTCCACTGAACAGAAGGCCATGATCCTTTACCTCGAAGGTGTCGGCCAAAAAGTTATTGTGGCTAAAGGTGCGGCAGATGCATCTAAGCAAATTTTGGAGTTTTGTAATGCAGGATAGTTTGTTTGAAGATTTGGAAAAAGATTGGGAAGCAGAGTGGCACGGGATGCCAGAATATGTGCAAGAAGATTTGCGTCCATATCACGCAATTAATGTTCGATTTAGAAATCAAAAAGATTTCATGCGATTTAAAGAATTGATGGGGCAGGCAATTAGCCCAAAACAGAAAGCCTGTTGGTATCCAAAGATGGATCACAGGATTACGGCTGATAAGAGATATGTCGATGAACCCTAAGTATCCAATTTATGTTGTGTCCAAGGGGCGGTGGGAGAGCCGCCTGACCAGCAAGGCGCTTGATTGGATGGATGTGCCATACAAGATAATTGTAGAGGCCAGTCAGCTTGAAATGTACGCTGCGGAAGTCGGTGAAGATAAGTGTCTTGTACTGCCGACAGAATATTTGCGAAACTATGATACTTGCGATGATCTAGGAAATTTCAGATCAAAAGGCCCCGGGGCAGCTCGTAATTTTGCTTGGGATCATGCAATTGATTTGGGAGCAGATCGGCATTGGGTCATGGATGACAACATTGCATATTTTCACAGGCTAAACCAAAACCTTTTGATCAAGGTTACATCAGGAACAATATTTAGGGCGATGGAAGATTTTGCTGACAGATATGAAAATGTATATTTATCTGGCCCATGCTATGATTTTTTTGTGAAAGCGAAAGAGCCTGTTCCAGCTTTTGTCAGGAACACACGTATTTATTCTTGCCTTCTGATTCAAAACGATGCGCCGTATCGTTGGAGGGGTAGATACAATGAGGACACAGATCTATCATTGCGGATGTTGAAGGACGGCCACTGCACGGTTCAGTTCAATGCATTTCAGCAAGAGAAGGCGACAACACAAACACTTTCTGGCGGTAACACTGAAGAATTTTACGCACATGAGGGAACAAAGCCCAAAAGTCAGATGATTGAGGATTTGCATCCAGACGTTGCAAAAGTGGTTTGGAAATTTAACCGCTGGCATCACGATGTAAATTACAGACCGTTCAAACGAAATAAATTTAAATATGTTGATGGTTTTGACATCCCTGTCGGTGTGAATAACTATGGGATGAAAATAAAAAGTAAAGAACCAACACAATAAATCTAAAACCTAAAGGAGAAAAAACCATGAAACGTAAAGTTGGAAAAGAGAAAAGAACCAATCAACACTGGACTGATAAGGAGCTGCAACGGCTATTGGCGCTGTCTGAGGGCGGTATGAAGCATGCTGAGATCGCCAAGTCTATGGGACGCTCTGAGACAGCCGTTAAGATCAAGTTGTCTAAGTTGATCAATGATATGGCCAAGCCTAAAAAGACTGTCGTGAGCGTCTCACAGGAGGCTGTGGAGAGCTGGGATAGATTGATGACCTGTCTGGACAAGGACAACGCCGCTGATAAGAGCATGAACATGCTGGATCGGGCTATCAACAGGATGCGCGTCCATAGATGGCTCTATGCAATTGCTTGGTTTGTGGGCATCACTGTAGCCGCCCTAGTTGCCCTGATGATCGAAAGAGCAATGTAATGAACGACAGTGACCTAACTGCCTTTCAGGCATCTCAGCTACAGTTCCTGCGCTCTGAAGTAGATCGGGCGCAGGACGAACGGTATCGACGCGACCCCGCCAACAATTCGGACGTGCGTCTGTTCCAAGCACAGAAGGAGCTAAAGGAGTTTACCAAGAATTTACGGGCGGCTGGAAAAAACATTTAAAATAAACCTTTTTACCTCTTGCTATACTGTATGTAGTAATATAGAAAGAATTTATAGTTTTTAGAAAGGACGAAAAAATGGAAAATGTTTTTAACTCAATGATGAAATTTAAAACTACTGAGGTAAAGAATTTCTTCAAAGCTACTAACTCAAGCCTAGATTGTTACATAGAGTATGTTCCAACTGTAGGTTGGGTTGCCTCTTATGAAGACCCTAATAACTTGAAGCATTGCGATGAAGAGCCTTTTACAGCCCCATCAGATTGTGTTCGTTGGTTAGAAACTAAAGTTCCTTTCTCAA